TATTAGGGTCATTTGTTTTTCTACCTACTTGAGCTCTATTCCATCCAGCAGGTGCACCAGGTAATGGTCTAGAGTATTCAGCTTCTGGGTCGCCTTTCTTCTTCTTGTTTTTCTTAGCCAATTTTGGTTTGGGCTTAGGTTTCTGTGGTGCCTTAGGAGGCCAATCTTTATCCCAATCAGGGGTTGGGGTTCCTGGGGAACCGCCTTTTCCGTATGCCATAGTTTTAAAATTCAGGTTTCGGTGGTTTATGTGGATATTCAGGTAAAGGTACACTACCCTTTCCTGCTGTTTTACTAATATAGGTTCTATATTGAGTAGGATTCATTGATGTTCCTATACCTTGTTCAATCATATTTATAGCATCATTAACATTCCATCCGTTAGCGGTCATATTAATAAGCTGCTGTGTCTTTTTTGGTTCATCTATAAATTTCCAAAATCCAGCAATGTCTGGATCAATGAACGCTGCTACATCTTCTTTTAAATTCCATCTTGCTCCTATAGCAGTTAGAACTTCATCTGCGTAAAGCTGAGTAGCATTTTTTGCTGAATTAGGAATTTTTGGAAATAAGCGCCTATTAGTTGGTATATTACGTCCACCACTTTTTAAGTCTTTTATATGATCTATCGACATAAAAGGACCACCAAGAGATTTATTCCAAGCTTGTGATACTCTTGTTAAAGCCTTATTACCATCAGTAACATATTTTTTATATTTCTTAGCTACATCTAATATTCTAGCGTCTGACCATTCCGGTCTTAATTCTCTTACATAACTTATTACTTCTTGTAAAGGTACAGCTTCTCTATGTCTTCTTATCATCCTAGCCTGTTGATAATTTATCTCAGGAACTAGTTGATACCCAAAACCTTCTTTTAAATTTACAGGTGTATTTTTGATTCGTACTACTTTAAATTTCACACCATTTTGATCGTAAAATTCATTATTGTAACCTTTTAATGTATAACCTTGGTCTGAATTTCTACGTGCATAATTAACTGCTTCGTCTAATTTATCTGCAGCACTATCTACATCCTTACCCCAGATATTTTGAAAATCAACATCATTTTTTAGTTCCGTAGCGACATCTGTCCAATCTGCTTCTGGACCAGGATTTTTACTAGGAAGATCTATTCTTGTCTGAGCATCAGCCCAATCACCAGGAGAATCTAACTCACTACCCATGTTATAACGAGTAGGGAATAATTGTTTAGTTCTTATAAATTTATCGTAATCTATACTTAATGAGTCCCAAGGAATACGAAACAAATCACCAGTATCTGTGACAGCAGCTAGTCCTGTAGGAGGTGTTCTGTTTATCCATCTTATTAACCGTGGACCTAAGTCTTCTGCAACATCTTTAATAAGTGCCTTACCTATATTTGCACCGAACCCTACTATTGGATTTTTATATGTCCGTAAATCAACAAAGAATTCTGAAGCTTCTTTAGGGTCTCTTAGATCAGGAAGAAGACTAAAAGCGTAATCTTGTCCTGCAGTTGTTGTAGGTTTTTCTCCAGGTAATGTCCCTATTAAACTCATTTTTGCAACATCTGAATGACCTAAGGATCTCTTTATATCCTCATTAGGTTCAGGCTTATCATATTGTATAGGATTCTCTATAGATTGATTAAGTCTATTATAAAGATTTTCAGGAGTAAGTAAATCACCAGGATCTTTAGGATCAGTAATATCCTTGTACTCCTCATTAATCTTCTTATCCTCTTCTTCTTTTAATCTACCTAATTCTTCATCATTATTATAACTTGAGGTCATAGTTAGCCTCCATGGAATCCTGCCGCTTTAACTTTATCTTTAAATCTAGGATCATTTCTAAAGTAGTGGAGAACTCTAAGACTCTGACGATTACCTTTTGCATTGGGTGCTACAATAGCTAATGCTTGCATTGCTTCAGGAGTCATTGGGCCTCCTGGACCTATTTGATCTAAAGTTTTAGCAGCTTTCCTTTGTGCTTCATTCCATTCAGCTTGCATTGCTCCAGATGCTGGAGCTTTAGATTGATGACCTATTTTTAATCCAGGTGTATAATCATAAGATTTAGATTCATTGCTGCTATACTTATCTATATCACTCGGTGGAAGAGAAGATTTGTATCCAGTTTCTGTTTTTTGGGTATACTTACTAATTTCATCTAAACTGTCTAGTGCATTTCTCTCACGAGCTTCTTCGATAACTTGACCAAATGTATCCACTTTTCGTGGTACATGTCGTTCTGTATCATAGTAATCACCTTCTGGCCAGGTTGTCCTATCACCTTCCCGTGCTTTTGCATCCTTAGGACCTACACCTTTATCCTTACCATACTTTTTATTAGTGGCTCCTGGTAAGTTCTGCCCTCTCTTTAGTGGAGTATTTTGCCATTTCCTAGTAGAGGGATTCCAGTATTGTTTAACTTTTTCACCACGT